CTGGTATTATATCGGCAATCGCTTATTATATCATAAAAAAATTCGCGATTTCTAAACCTCAGTCTGATTAAAATCCTCCTCTGTTCATACCACCGCCATAATTATTCATACCTCCACTGTTTGATTTTACGACATCACCTGGGTAGAATTTAAGAGGACTAGAAGGTATAACTCCACTCAGAAATATAATGAATAGAAATATAGCCGAAATACCTGCAAAATAAGCAGGCCCTGTTATTCTACTATCAGATGGATCCGATACGCGTTCTCTAATAGTAGGGTTCATAAGCATTAAAGCGGCTATACCCATCGATATCGAAGCGGCGGCAAAAACCAACGGGGGGTTCAAATGAAAATGTGATTGGTTTGATACGTACATGATCACCAAAGGGTACAGAAATATGTAACAGAGTACTTTGGCCCAAGCTGGGTTTTTCAAGAATATACTTAGAAGAGGCATGAGAAATACGACGGCCCATATGAAAAGCGTCTGTAAAATATCATTGAATGCTGCCATGATGTTTTTAATGTAAGTACAGAAAATTAATCGTGTACGGTTTTACCACAGAATGGCGTTTTCTCTGGGATAGTTTCATATATACCGAGGTCTACACAGACCTGTCTCAATTTTTCAAAGTTTTCCCAAAACTCGGAGTCGTGTGAGTACACTTTTACAGTTGAATGGGCAAGTTCATGTATAAGCACGTGAAAGATTTGATTAGGTGTACCATCTATACATAATCCAATCTCACATCCTTTATTTACATTGTATCCAATTTCACCAAACCTTTTTCGAAACGCGGTTATGATGATGGGTTTCCTGAGAATTTTAAATTCCTCGGGGCAATTTTTTATTAAAATAGCGTACCTGCGTTTCACTTCGATAAGTTCCGGTGGTTCCTTGGTGTTTAGTACTATTAGACCGACAAGTACTGCAAGTACCAAAACCAAAATTAAGTTAATAATCATCTATTACTATATCAACACAAAAATAAACTGACTATAGAATTGAGAAACCGTTTCCCATTTTTCCAGTGTAAATCCGAGATCGTTAAGTCCTTGTATCAACGTGTCTTTGTAGCCTATAGGTTCAGGTTTAGGTCCATCGTTATAAAACGGTGTATTGGCGAGATGAACGTATATCTTTTCACCAAATTTTCCGTACCCTGAGGTAGTACTCTTACGTGTTATAAAACTCCCGTCGGTATCTTGCCATGGGGTATATACTATAATTCGTTCCGAGTCGGGAATGACCCCGATCAGTTTACCACCTGGTTTTAACTTTTGCTTGATAGATTGTATACTATTGTAGAAAAGTGCACTAGTTTCGAATATGTAGTGCAACGAAAAATTATAGCAAATGACATCGTAGTACTCTCTATTTTTGTTGTAGCACGTGATAATGTCGCCATGTTCGAAGCGACAGGGGAATGATAACGTATCCGACCTTCGCTGAGCCTCTTGTAAGCTCGATATACTTGGGTCACACATATCAACTTTTACCTGGGCCTGCTTCCATTTTTGTAAGTCTCCTCCGGCTCCACATCCGACATCAAGTACCGTGTCACCTGGTCGGGTACAATCTAAAATAATAGATCGTTTGACATCGTTATGAAACTTACGCAGAGAAAGCATATTAAAGGTTAATAGAGTATTAACTTTATATGGCTTCCCTTGAGCAAGATTACACTACTGTACCTGGTCAAATATTCGCTTGTATTTCACTTGTTGGACCAGATTGTCCTCAGAAGAACGACAAGTTTGGACTGAAAATCCGTGGGTGTTTCGGAACACGTGATGAAGCTTCTAGTCATGCCAAACGTTTACAAAAGGAAGATGCCACTTTTGACATATATGTAGTGGATATGTACAAATGGTTACTGATCCCACCTGATCGCGATCATATTGAGGATGTTCATTACAATGAAGAGAAATTGGAAGAACTTATGACATCGTATAGAACTAATCAAGCCATGGCCGCCAAGATGTTCGAAGAGCGTAAGAAAGGTATGGCTGAAAAACCAATGGATGGTTTAGGGTTCTTGAAACCAGGCGATGAGAATTCCAAGTACTACACCAAACCCGATGAACCTCCTATCAGTCATCCAGCGGATATTCTTGAGAAACTGAAACAAGAAAGACCAGATGCACCTATAGAAGAACTCGTGAAATTAGCGGATGAGCAAGTGAAGGCTGAAATTGAAGAACGACAGAAACAGCGAGAAAAAACTCTTGAGTAAACTCAATGGGGAATATATCAATCGTACTTAATATTATCACGTTGTCTCTCGTACTGTTTATGATATTCAAAGATACACCTGTTATAAAAAGTGAAAAACCGGCAAAAAAAATAGAAGATACACTGACCGTAAAAGCTTCTCAAGTTTTTACATCATTATTATCAGATGATAATGTAGCTGCATCTAACCGATCGGAACAACCGGTTAATACAAAAGGTGGTACAGGTGATTTTACAAATTTCGACACCGTTGATTACGAGATCGAAAAACATATTGTTACTTATAGTATTTAATTTACTGCCTAATTATAACCGGTTGCATGGTTTTACCCATGAAAAACCCAAGAATGAAGGTTACAAAGATAAGTATATATGCCGTTCTGTCTAAATTTCCAAATAAATCAGGTGTTTGTGGATTACTAACTATTTGTTGTTGTGGTTTGTAATATATATATTCAGGTTCGCGTTCGCGAGGTTGTTCCTGGATAAAGGATTGCGTTTCATCGTCATATGGTTCTTCCATTATTATTAAGGTAAGTCAACTCTTTTTTAATACATATTTTACTCATCTTCATCTTCATCTTCATCATCGTACGTCACAAAGTTACTAAGGTTTCCATGTTCATCGGCGTCTGAATCGGTATCACTTTCCTCTTCGTCCGTTTCAGATTCGATTTCTTCTTCACTTACATACTCTTTATCGGTATAATCGTCCGTACATACTTCGACGGGTTCGTATCGGACTGGTTTTTTAATTTGACGGCCGTATCGTGTAGTTGTTATGATTTCAGTATTCATTACTACTTAAGTATACTGGTATAAAATTCTTTTTCGTTCTTAACGCTTCTTTGAGAATGATGGCCTCAATTTGTTCGGCTACACTTTGTATATCTTCATCAAGATCGTACTGTGGGATATACAAAGCCAGATCCCTCATATTTTCGAGGGCGTTCGATAAATGATAACTGGCCATTTCTGGATTTTCGAGGGTATTGTCACACAATTGCAAGTTGTTGACGTACTGTAAATAAAGATCAGGTTGAACACCGGAATACTTTTTGAATTTAAGTTGGGCATTTCGGACGATATCGTTCGGGATACTCTCAGCTGGTAAATATACTACAAAGAGCACGAGGAGGACGGCTATGAGGCACAGTGTGAAGATAAACATTATCGAGTATGTTCTTATTACCTGTAGCACCGAACATAATTTGACATATTTTATCCGGAACACGATGCTTACGACCTGTGTATTTCTCACACTGATCGTCGTGACACCTTTGACATATGGTGCGTTCCTTGCTGTTTACTTCGAACCATACGTGATTGGAATTGTGATGGGCCTTCTTGTTAGCACAGTACCTCGTGTCAGTCGAGACAGCATAACTATACATTGACTTTTTACCTTTGGTAACTTTGAGCACTTTGGCTTTTGACTGACCCTCGATGTTCTTCTGGATAAACTCTTGTAATAGGTCAACATGAGTTGTTTTGATTGAGGTACCAACAAAGTCTGATGAGGTGGGTGGGATGTACACTGAACACTGCTTGGCTTGTGAACGTACCGTAGCCCACTGGAGTTTTTCAAGTGTTATGTCCTGGGTGATACATTCGGAGTTGAATAGGATAGGCAAGTACACACCTTCAGTGATTTTACCTTTTTGACACTCGCTGCACCCTTTTCCGTCACATTGTTCGTGCTTGGCTTTTTTGTGTGACCATGGCAACCGGAAGCCACTGCCCTTGTAGACCGACTGGTCAATGTACTTGGTCCATTCCTTGGACGGATCAACACTACTGAGGTGCTGTATGATATGCTCCATAAGAGCCATAGCATTCGTCTGATCGACCACCAGACTGGGCCAGTTGATATGTATCCCCGTCTTGATTTTCCCGTTCTTGTTCTTGGGTTCTGATACCGACACGAGAGCAGGAGTACCTGGTGAAAACACGGACACTTTGTCACATATGGCACTGGCTATCGACACGATGTTGTCACTAGTCAGTGCTTCGTCGACGATATAATCCACATCGACGAAAAAATTGTACAGTTTGGTTTTTTGTTCCACCACGTATACTTTTTGGTTGGTTTTGACAGAATGAATATAGATACTATAAAACTCTTCCATTTTGTCAAACGGGACCGAAAGTATCCCTCCGTCCATAAGGACGTGGGTTATTTCCTCACCTGGTTTTCTAGTGAACTGTTTGAACATATTACTAGTAACTAAGTAATCTAATTTTTTATTACAAGTTGAAAGGCCTTTTAGGCTTTTTCAACGTTTCGTAGAATTCGGGGTTATCGACCACAAACTCCTTTATGACACTCCATTGTTGTTTCGTCTTGAACTCGTCAATCGTATCAAAGCTCAGCATATCATTCTCGTCGTAGGATCTTCGTATATGCAGCTTCATTTTCTTGCGTTGCTCGACTTGACCACGCCTCCTATTAAATTCTTCTATGATGGACGTTTGGATATCTCTTGAAACATTATATTCTATCACGTATACATTGTATACGACGATGACGTCGAGGTCATCTTTGCGATCCTGTTCCTCTTCTTCCGGTGTCCTGGTGTTATGGACAAAAGAAAAATGGGAATAGGATCCTTCCTTTAGCAGGATAACACCGCGTGTTTCTTCTTCGAGTTCACGAAGCGCGCAGCGTAACGGATTAGAGGTCTCTCTTTTACGACAGCCTCCCGTTATGAATATCCAATCCTTATGTCTTCTATCTCGCACGGTTAGGAATCTGGGCTTGTCATCAATGAACGATACGAGAACGGTAATAGTTTTGTGTCTTTCCTCTCGGATCGACATTCTACTATCGAAATATAGATTTATTCGGTTAATTCTGCCTCAACTGCCTCCTCCTCGGCAGGTGGTTCTTTGACAGTCACAGACTTTTTAACCAGAATAGGTTTTCGTTTATTCACATCATTAACAAGTGCTGGCGACACTGGTTTGTGGAGTGGAGAAGCCGAGTTGAGTAAAACTAACTCTGCTTTAGCCTTGTTGAGTTCTTTGTATAGATAGAGCGAAATAGCGACACATACCACGGCAACCACCATTAATAAGGTTTCACGGTTCAGAGGCAACATATATAAGACTTCCTATATAATTTTAACGTCCGATTACCGCACCGAGATGGTCCGTTTGGGGTTTTTCCATGACACATGATTCCGCGAGGCGACCAAACTGAACAGACTGGTAGCGGCACGCGTCATCACCCGTGGTCGGGCTAATAAAACGATCAAGTGTTCTTGATCGGGGATCGTAGGTGAGAACGAATATAAAGGCAATCAATAAAACCATAATGAGTAAGTTGTCCATCGTTTTGTTACTTAATATAGCGAATTTAGTTGGCGTATAAAAGTCCTCCCATGCCGTTCTGGATCTTGAGGATGTTGTAGTTGACGCCGTAGACTGGACACTGGTTGAACCCGTTGGTGCTGTCGGTGATGAGACGGACACTGTCGAGACGACTGAAATTGAGTGATCCGGTAGGCTGTAATTTATTGGTATTGAGGCAGAAGGGGAACAGGAACTGGTCGGGAGCAGCTGATCGTTCGGGGTACTCTGAGTAATCCGTATCGGTGTGGTAGTAGTAAGGCGCTCGGGTGAAATGAGGGTCCATAGGCTTGGCATCGCCGATATCAACGCCGTTGATTTGTAAGCGAATACTGGTTGAAACGGTAGCACTATCAAACAAGTTGGAAGTAGAAGCCAAAAATTTTATGGGGTGATTAAAGTTAAGCTCCTGGGTCTTGGTTCCGGACTGGATCGCCTTCTGGTTCTGGTAGATGAGCATCATTTGCGGGGTCTTGACAAGGTCTTCGCGCTCCTGTGTATCGAGATAAATAAATTTAGCCCACATTTCGTACGATGATCCAGCAGCTACCGTGGCCCAGGTGATACGGACCTCTACATCATGATACTGGAGACACACCAAAGGTAAAGCAGCCTGGTAGTGTTCACAGAACCAAAAGAGTAAAGGGTAAAAGTTAGGCCTGGTAGATCCGTCGATATTGTACATCTGTGATCGAGCGAACGATGAAGCACACAAGGTCGAAGCGATATTGGCACTGAAGTTGGAGTCGATCGTATCGATAACTTGTCCACCTATAAGCAATTCGACTTTGTCAATATCAGCTAGACCAATATTGACAATCTTTCCAGTCGAGTCTTTCTTGGTCAAGTACAGGTAACTGAGAAGATCACCTTTACGTTCGAACCGAACCGTAGAAAGACCACCGGAACCAGGGTTACCCTGAATGACCTGTCGTTCGACAACACTGGAAAAGTTGGTGTGACGCTTGTACTGCGATCTAAAAAATGAAACTTCGGGGTTTCCGACTAAATGAGCATCTTGTGCTCCGATAGCAACGAGTTGTGCAACGCCTCCAGACATTTAATATAGTGTATACATATTTTTTATTTTTCGTTAAAATGGCGAGCTCTGATAATCCGCTGATATAGTTTGGAGGCGGTACGTGATAAACACGTTCGAAGGTGTAGAAAGTCTGTTGCCGTTCTGATCAAACAACTGAGTAGTGATACGGTCTATGGAATTGATAGGTGTTCGAAATTCGGTTTCTAATTGAAATTCGTTGTTGTTTGGGAACAGTAACCGTGTGGTCGCCGAAGGTACATTTATTCGAGCGAGTGATCCCGATAGTTTACTCTTGGTAGATGGATCAGACGATCCATCATTTAATAAAGCAAGCTGATTATATGTACTTACAAATTGATCTACGTACAAATAAACAACGTTGGTGGTCGCCTGTGACACGTCGACACTTAGACTGACAATATCAATTTTGGTGACGTCTCGTATAGGTCTTCGCAAATAAGAAGTGTAATAGTTCTGGGATCCTTGGACCCATGAATTCGAAGAAAGAGAATCGGTATGTATGATGTAAGTACTCATTAATCTATTGTAACATTAAATATCATCCCCAAACCCTCCAGTGATCTTGTAATTGAAGTTACTTTTGACAAACTTCTGAGATCCGCACATTCCGCATGGTGATAGATCCTTGGTATAATAATCACCATTTTTTTCACCTGGGACACAATCGGAAGAACAAGCGAGATCAAAAATACTTCCTGCACTGGCCGGATCTTCGGTGGTCATGAGATCACGGCCTGTGATGTATCCACTCTTTTGACCTCCGAGTATGTAGTATAACAGAACAGCAATGACAACATATAAAATAAGTTTGTTGACTGAAATTTTCATCTTTTATTCTAAAGGTAATATTATTTTATACTGCGTTAAAGACTTTTTATTACTTTCCAAGTAATGACTAATATGGACGACAATATAATTATTAAACGTTCCGCCCCGACAAACGTACTGAAACTTGATACGGATGAACAAGCGATGCTTGATGAAATACAGGTTACTCGTAAACCACCAGTTCCTAAAAAACCGTTTGTACCTCAACGACGACCTGCAGTAGTATCTCCACCTTTTGTACAACCTGATCTAAATGCGTTTACGAACCCAAACAAATCCCAGAGTCGAGTTGAACAACCATTTTCTTCTTTTGTACCGGATGATGATGAAGATATGGCGATGGGTCAAGGTGACGACGGGCCTGAAGTTATGGAAGATTACGGAGGAGGTGGTTCACCTGAAGAACAGCCGAGCGAGGGGTACACGAGCATAGAGGAAGAAAAAGCCGATATTCTCAACAAGTTGTCCCGACTGGAAAAGAAAGGGTTCAATGTGAACAAACGATTAAATGCCTACTCGTCAATCACCGAGTTACGTACTGAACTCAAGAGGATCATGTACGGTATAGAGACTGAACAATCGATCAAATTTTCCAGACGGATGTTGATAGCCTGTGTTACTGGAGTAGAGTTTTTGAATAAGAGGTACAATCCGTTCGATGTTCAATTAGAAGGATGGTCAGAGAGTGTGATGGAAAATGTCGACGATTACGATGGAGTATTTGAGGAACTGTATGTCAAGTACCGTAACAAAGTGGCGGTTGCTCCTGAAATCAAACTCATTATGATGCTGGGAGGCAGTGCCATGATGTTCCATTTGACTAACAGTATGTTCAAAACGGCGATGCCTAATATGAATGATGTACTCAAACAGAACCCTGATCTGGTCAAGAATATGATGAACGCCGTGAAGAATACTCAGCAGCGTGCAGCTGGCGCTGTACCAGAAGATCCTACTGAACGTCCAGCTAGTCCAGTGGATGCTCGTACAGGACGCAGGGAAATGAAAGGACCTGGATTAGATATAAGCAGTCTCATGGGAGGGATCATGATGCCTCCTATGATGCCTATGAACACTCGAGTTACTGAAGTGACTGAAGAGGAGGATGACAACGAAAGTGTTTCCGATATTGTTTCAATCTCAGGCGAGTCCACTGGAGGTGAAGTACGTGAAGTCAAAATAGCAAAAACTCGAAAGAGTAGCAAGAAAAAAATGAACGAAGTCACTTTGTAAACAAAAAAATAGTAATATTACATAGTAGTAATGATATCGTATGCACCTCTTGATGAAATAATCAAAAAACCTCCGCCGATGCCTATGAAACAACAACTAAGTAGCGCAGTCGAACCTGACGAACCTGAAATAGAAACCGAATGTTACTATGTCAGTGTCGTATTTATTGCTGCTGTAATTATAATTTCAATGTCCGATATGATTAAAAAATAAAAGAATGTAATAATAAATGAACAGTATTGAACCAATCGGAGTTTGGCGCAGCGTAGTAGGTTTTGATGTGAAATTATTGAGACTGAACATGTTCGTGGACGCTACTTTTATAGTCGATTCGTATGATAATACAGACAAAATCGTAAAAACAGATTACATCACCTTAACAACAGAGGAGTATCAGCAATGGAATTCGGATGATAGTTACATAGTGAATTTGGTTGCGGAAAAACTTGGATACGTTATAAAGCCGTCTTAACAACCAATTTAATTTATAAGATAATAGTATTACAAAATGGGATTAGGATTTATAAACGATATAAGACTAAGTGTATTTTTGTTCGTATCTATTATATGTTTATTATGTTTCAGTATAAACCTGTACATACCAAATAAAGAAAGTCAGAAAACTGGAACAAGTATAGCTTTAGTATCTTTGATAACGTGTTCGTGTATATTACTTATTATGATACTAATGAGTATACCAGACGATTATTATTATTTTACTCATGGTGAGTACTACACGTTTGGTAATACAGAAAGACATGCTATTATTGAGTAGTTTCAATGGGTTTTGATACGAACCCTATGACAGGAGATAATACCAAAAAAAGAATTCCAAAACCATAAAGTATATACATTGTAATTTTTGATTGTTTACTTATACAATCATTTGGATTATTAGGATTGTACCATACAGTTTGTTTTAATAGTCCTTCTGTTGACACTTCTATAACAGGATTATACTGTACACCATTCACTGTATATTTTACTCTTGTTCTGCACCCTTTAGTTGATTGAGGTGCATGTGGATTAGATGTATTTATTACCATACACAAGGCAGGTTCATATTCAGCTGACACTTCAATTGGGTGTCTACGATGTACCCAGTCTAATAAGTACCCCATAAGCAGTAAAAAAGCGCCTATAAAAATAGAAGCTAGGAAACCTCCTAAATAAAATCCCATTTACATTACAAATGGGAATTTATTTTCCAGTTCTAAATGGTATATACACTATTGTAATTCTTTTGATTTTCATAGCAATATTTACATATTCAAGTATAACCGAGATACGAAAAAAAGAAGATCGCAATTATAAAGGGGTCTCTATCATGTTATTTTTAGTATGTGTATCAATTGTTTTGATTGTTGTAATAGCTCGAAAAGTATCAAACGAGTGGTCAACACCTACTCAAGTTACTTTTTTACCTATACTTTGAACAACATAACACCTTTGGGTATCACTGATGGTACTTCTTCTTCGTACCCGTGTATGGTAAACTGACCTGATCGGTACATTCCTAATCGTTTCTTGTACATCGAGGTCAAGATATAGTTCCAGTTGTCCTTGATATCGTATATATGCGGATTGTTCTGTTTACCTGGTGTTTCGCGTAAAATTCTTCCAATGGACTGTTGGATATCGGACTTCGGTGTGGCTAGTATGACCGTGTCTAAAGTCGGAATGTCCAGGCCTTCATGAGCCTGGCTGAACGTCCCGAAGATGATTGGTTTCTTACTGGTTTCTTCCAGTGCGTCCCTTGACATCCCGCCCATGTATAACCCTCCCAGGTCCTTGAAATGACTGTGCAACAATTCACAATGATTTCGACGATCACTCAGTACCAGTACCTTTCGATTTTTACCAATTTTTTTGATAGTTTTTACCAGTAACTTGTTCCGATCATCATTATCGACTAGCTCGGTAATCATATTGACCAGGGACACTTTACCACACCTGTTCACTGGCAACGGAGCAGAATAATCAAACTCGACCGTGAACACCTCGACTTGGGTCTGGTCTTTACGAGCGACACTGAAAAATGTGGGACCCATAAACCAGTTCAAAACCTTTGTAAGTCCGTCTTTGCGATCAGGGGTAGCCGAAAGACCGTACAGGTGCCGAGGACAAATCTTGAACAGGGCCTGTGAGAACACTTGAGCGCATATATGATGTGCTTCGTCGACAATAACCGTCCCAAAACTCTCAAACGCATCAAACTTGTACTCTTTCAAGGTCAACGATTGTAACATCGCAATCACGAAATCGTGTTGAATATCAAGTATGTCTCTCTGAATAAGACCAATCGTCGAACCAGGGCAGAACTGCTGGATACGTTCGCGCCATTGATGCGCCAGGAACTCTTTGTGGACGATAATCATCGTGCGGTACCCCAACTTGGCCGCAATAGCTAACGCAACCGTGGTTTTGCCGTATCCGCATGGTAACGACAATACACCGTGACCTGCTTCTAAAGCTTTGGCCAGGGCTTCGTTCTGACACGTCTCATCTTTGAGTTTACCGGCAAATTGTATGGACGCTTTGGAAGGTTCGGGACGGGTATCTTCACTCGGTTCGCCAAACTTCTGCACGCCGTAAAACCGTGGGACACAGAGACTTTTACCTATTCTATAAACTTGAAACGAAGGTGGTTGGGGGTACCCTTCAGCGGCCAAAGGTCGTACCGTCAAATCGGATTTGACTTGATCCTTTTTGGTCAAGGGGATGACGTACCCACTTCTGGTGAGCATCTTTAGTAATTTAAAGCTACTCGACTTTAATTCGGTAATAAATGAAACTCAATATAGACGAAAACATTCAACAGATTTTGGAAACGATGGATAAGTTTAGCAAAGAGCTCTTGAAACTGGAAGGATCACTCCAAGTGTTTAAACAACTCAAAAGTATGGGAATAGACGAACTCGATATAAATAATAAAGCCATTATAGAAAATACTGAAGTGATAGATGCAACCGAGAATACCACTCCCGGAAGTGTATCGATTACTTGAAGTGTTCGCGGAGAAAACAAGTAACGTGATGCTTATACGCTGTTATCGAAATAAACTATTGTACGGGTGTAAGTACACTGAGGTCATAGAACAAGAAATTGAAAAGTACGTTGAAAAAGACCCATGGTGGAAAGAGTTTATTGACTAATTTGTTTAGAGGCTTTATAAAAATAAAAAGCGGCAGCCGCCCCGGCTAGCTGTGCGGCAATATAAGCAGCTGTATCGGTATTACTGATGGCTTTATTCATATTCATCATCACCGAAACCGCCGGGTTGAAATGTCCACCACTTATAGCTCCACCGAAGAATATAACGGCTGCTAATGCTACCGCTATAGGTATAGCTTCTCCTTGACTGAGAATAACTGACAAAAATATAAACGTTCCAATAAATTCGACTGCGTATTTAATCATTTTATATACATTGTATCAAGTAAAAATTTCTACAAGGTTCCACGTTGATCCAGTATCCCCTTCTGGTGTTTTCCAGGTCCCGGTATACTCGATACGTATATCTACTGCATCGCCTTTTTTCAGTTCCTGGATGGTCTTAAGACCATTCACTTTACACATGACCCGGTTGTACCTAAAAGGTACCTTGACTTTGAGAACTGTTCCGAGTAATGGATCAATATCGACTTTACTTTTGGTGCACTTTACAACATCTTCAGGTGACAAGTTCACATAGAGGTACTTTCGATCGTTGATGGTGATCATTGGAACAAACACGGTGCACTTCATTTCTTATTATCAAGTGTGAGTAGTATTTATGTACTCAAAGTTACATTTACACTGTTAGTATTAGTAGTGTTTACAAGTGTACTTACTGTAGTATTGCCTTCACTGTACGTCTTTGTTGTATCATCGACCATATCACCGGATTTCGTGTCCCATACGAGTTTTTTGTTTTTGTTATAAGTTGATAAAACACCTTTGTTGGTAAACTCATACGAGTAAGGTCCGTTTGTTTCACCTATTAACGTTTTGTCAGATATGACAGCTGCCTTTACCGATTTCCATTTGTCATCATCCCCCGTGTTGTGGTATACTCGAAAAACTCCATCTTTGTCAATTATCCACGCAACCGAGTCGCCACCTGGTGAATTACTTGTCCATACTACTTTATCGTTTGTTGTATTTACGATTTCGACACTTCCTTTTTCATCATTGTTTCGTAACGTAAAATCATCAGCGTCTATGTTTAGTTCAGTAAGAACATTGGTAGAACCGTAAGCTGATGCGGTAAATTTGTCATCGTCTCCTGATTTAGTCTTTTTCATATATAACCAACTTACAACAGAAATAACGACAATTACAATTACTAGAATTAATATACCTATATACATCATAGTATTACTTTTAGCAGGAGGGGGACTGTTGTTTACTTTATTTCCGTTCATTATATTATATAGTACTATGAAAAAAATAAATATATGGTTTTTCGTATCAGTGCTTTTATTTGTATCTTTCGGTGCGTACTTGATTATAGTTATACCGTCATCACAAACTGTACCAGTCATTGAAAAAACCAGGGTTGTGTATGTGAAAGAACCGAGTGTACCTTTACCCGAAGCTCGTCCACCTCCTTACAAGAACTATAAACCCATGGAGTACCAGCAAGTAGGTATACTGTTAGGTACGAACGAGACCTTACCTTTGTACGGCAAACCCAGTTATGCATACAATAGTCGATGGAACTACTATACTACTACCCCTGGTCAACAGATTTATCCTTTACCCGTGACATACGAAGACCGAGACTGTACGGAAGATATAGGCTGTAATGAGATGTACGATAATCAGAGTGTCAACATAGTTGGTCGCAGTGAACCGTTCACTACAAAAATCTACCGGACTGTTATCAGGTGATGAGATTTCCGGTTATTGATCATGAACGAATAGAGAGATTGAGTGTCCCTTCAACCAAACCAATGGAACTGGGTAACATGATAGCTTTAGGACTATTAGTACTATGTGTATTGTACCTCTTTTTCAGAAGAGCTAAGAGGAAGAAGACTTTAGGATCTTCTTGAAGTATTGCATGACATTCGGTTTCAACTTGTTTTGGATACCGAGATGGTTCATAACGTCCATATCGTTCGAGTTTAACTTGTAAACTTTGAGGTACTCCAGAGCTTTGGTTTTATCATACGTACAATACTTGCGTATAAGTTCGATGTTTTCAAGACTGCTTAATTTGTGCTTGATACTTTTGAGTTTCCCTTCACGCATTTTGAAATTGTTAAACTTGGTCCAACAACTTCCTGGTCGAAGTTTGTCTTTTTTCAAGTTGCCTTTTATATACACAGCCGGCATGATAATACCAGCCATGTTGAACAACGGAAACATCTCGTAGTCTCCTTGGTACAACCGTGTATCGACCATATCGGCCAACGTCATTAGATCTGATACTTGTTCCATATCCACCTCAGCATAATCGAGGTAGTTCTCATGTACGATACTCCACATGTACCCTCGATCATCAAACGATCTTTTGAAGTACTCGGACGAGCTTTTCATCTTTGAATTACATAAGAGATCAGTGACAAAATCACCTGAACCGCAAAACTCATCTTTGACGTCACTGAACTGACAATAAAACTTGAAATTGTGGATGTTCCCATTTGCCATGACCGCTGATTGGTTACAGGGATGGATCTGTTCGAGCTGCTCGACGGTAAGGGCGGGTACCTCAATAGTCTCACAGGCCAGTTCGACCGGTTGGTTCAGAACAAGAACAGTGGTCCCTCGAGACATCCGACCTTTGACTTGCAAGTAATCAAGCAAGTTGTTATTAGTTTCTTCAATGATCACGTGATAATTACTTTGCTCGTGTATATCGTTATCACTCTTGAGATCAAAGTACAAATAGTTGAGACCTTTCAGACTTTCGTGGACAATCGTGGTTTTTCCTACTCCTTGCTTTCCGTACAACATAATTAAAGGTGTTTTTTCAGTTACGATACTGTTTCTCAAGTGTCGAATAATATCTGCACGACCAACGATGCTATTTTTTTCTGTCGGAGTTTTAGATACCAATTTAATATACTTATCCATGGATCTTACAAGTCAGGCTATCGATATGCTAATGGACAACGAGAAGATAAAGAAAAAGGTCTACCCTGTTGTACTATGCAACATTATTTTTAATGTCCTTATTATCGCCCTCCTTATTTTTATCGCAGTTAAAATTAACTACAATAATGCTTCACCCGTACATACTCATCACTAAAAGTCCCACCAAAGACAAAAAGTTTCGAGCCGAATTACCAGACGGCAAAACTGTTGATTTCGGTCAAAAGGGGTACTCGGATTACACGATCCATAAAGATCCAGCTCGCATGCGTCGGTACTTGTTCCGACATAGACTGCGTGAGAACTGGGGAAAATCTGGAATGCACAAGGCCGGGTTCTGGTCCAGATGGCTCCTATGGAGCAAACCCTGCCTCGACTGCGCCAAGAAACTGATTGAAAAGAAGTTTAATGTACGGATTGTAGTTCGGTGAATTTCTTGTGGATGCGATGTAACTTCCAAGCCATCCAGTGGGTCATGAATATAATAATTCGTAACGTGTTGTAATACACCTTTATAAACTCGATAATATTCAACATCGTTTAATAATACAGTCTATTATATTTTAATACCAAGTTATCGGCATATCCGGACGTGCTGGATCGTTCGGCGTGTTCAATGAATAATCACGATCTACTTCGAGGTTCACAGAAGATTTCAGAACGTCTTTGCGTATATAGGTAACTTCGATAATACAGGGTAAATTATGATCAAGCCAAGGTCGCATCAGTGAATTGTTACCGTGTACATGAACACATACATAGTGTTCATTGAGTAACCTCAATGTTTCCATTACAAATGCAAAATGTTGAAGATTTGCCGGTATGTGTAACTCTATAACAATCTGTTTGAAATTAGTAAAGTACTTACTTTGGTGAAAAATGACCCATTCCGAACCTTCGATATCAATTTGAGCAAACAGGTTACGGTTATCCGAATGACCGTTCTTTTCAATGTGTGCATCAATCGTATCTAATCGGTCCATTTTTAGAGGTCCTACACCCTCCTTGAAAAAATGGATATAGTCTGGTTTGTTGGTTATACCTTCAATCGTGTGATCGTACACGTAGCATGGTTTCTCATACTTTTCGTAAAAGCTGCGCTCAAATTTGATATTGTCATCACTGCCATAACTGTACAAAGCATCGTACCCTGTATCGGTGTCGAGTATGACGTATGAACCATCGGACGCTTCGCCTAACCTGACTTTCTTGAATTCAGTCTGGTACGGCACGATTTGTTTTTTTATCAAATTGCACGCTTGTAAAAAATCTAGGGACATGGTATACTATAATGTCTAAACTTGTCTCTGTTTTAATGCACGCTCGGACCCAAGCTCATGTGTTCCATCTACGTACAACTTCGTATTCACAACACAAGGCACTTCAAAAGTTCTATGAAGGTATCAGCGAACTCTTGGATGAGTACGCCGAGGCCTACCAGGGCAAGTACGGTACCATTAACAGTTACGAGACGTACCCTGTGACTCAGGATCCGCGTAAAGCCACGACGTTCCTTTTAGCACTCCTAAAAGTGGTTATGAAAGCCCGTAAAGGCACTCGCGACTCGTACCTCGCCAACATCCTCGATCAAATAACTGAATTGACGGACCGTACGATATATATGCTCCGTCTCAAGTAGCTCGTAACTGAAACTTACAAATTGTCCATTTTGAGTTGATGAGTGCGTTTACAAAGAGGTACTGACCTTTTTCGCGGTCTACTACAATTCCGTAAATTTCCGTGGGTTTCATGTTAGCAGGGAACAACGGGTAAATGTTTCTGAAATATTTTTTACGGTTATTAAGAACTGTACCACCTGCAACGTTAGAAACCTCAGTACCTAAAAATCGATTTAATAATACGATATTACTAGTTATACTGAACCCTGATAATTCTAATAACTCTTTGTTTATTGGATCCGAACTTATTCCATAATGACCACCTATATTATACCTAGCATTCTGACTTAAAACACCAACACCTCCCCAAGCAGTATAAGGTCCATTAAAAGAGTACCTTCCAATAAAGGTATCAGTAGCTGTCAATGTTTTATAAGGCGTACAAAACCAAGTTTGATTACTAACTGACATGAAACCCAATGTAAGACCTGTTTTAGATATAGTAAAACTAGTAGGAAAAGGATTTGGTACTATGAAAGGATTTGCTGTATATACATTGCATACTGTATTAGGTTTACCAAAATATAAAAAATTACCCGTAGGTTCAAAACTAAAACCAGTTACACTGCCATTTGTTGATACACTACCGGGTATAGGAACCTTTATTGGTAGACCTATATTTGAACTTAATACATAATTACTAGATAATCGTATAGTACATATATTTGAGTTTATTGGATTATTCGGAGCTAGAGACTGTAGAAAATGTATATTCGATCCATTGTTGTTTATATCGATATCACCTATGAAATCAGTTCCTACTATTATATAGTCCCCGGTCCATCTTAAGTTATTGATGTTCCATCCAGTTTCAAAACCGTTCGCTTGGGTCATTGCACCGAAAACCATTTCTATTATAATAACGTAAACAAAAATAATGTCCGCTATAAACTCAAGTACGTTTTTAATATCTAACAAAGAAAATGGATATCTTGAAGTATAGACGGAATGTGTACTCACATAACGGCGAAGATGGTGTGCTTGAATACATTTTACAGAAATTAGGTCTGGAAAAAAACGGGACGTGTCATGAAACTGGCTCGTACCATAATACACTGAGGCTCGTGAAAGAGTGTGGGTACAGGTACCTGGCAAAGCCTGAAAACGATATGGACGTTTTTTGTCCCGACGAATTTGAAAACTGGTACAGAGCTAAAGTGGTCATTTTGAGAGTTGACAAATCGGTTCCGAGCTGGTTACAAGACAAACAAGTGGAAGGGTACACGTTCGTGTGCACGACCGGTAACTGGTTCTTTGTCCGTGACGATTTGAATTTTACACCTGAACCTAAACAAGTCGAGTTCCCCTGGTGGCTCGATTACGATGCAAAAGTCCGAATAATTCAATTGACGCGTATCCTTTCAACATTCAAGGAAGAAGAGTTGGAACAAGTCTGTCAGGAACTACCCAAGTATACTCGTGGACTTACCTTGGGGTATATCAATGAATATAATATTTGATACATAATATGCATCGAGAAACCATATTTTTTATAGTGTGCTTGTTAGTTATATATTACAATTACGAAGAATATGAAAACTATAAAGAAAGTTTAATAACACGAAAATTAGAAACCGATGGGTTCTGTGTTTTGTACGACCCTTTGTACTCTCTAAAAACAAAAGATAAACCGTGTGAAGAACTCGAAAGCGATGTACTACAAATATTACCAGAAGGATATATGTTTATCGATTATATATACAAAATAAACAATGTATCACTAGCCCGTTTTCATCGTGATGTCACGTCAAGTAAACATACGTTCAAAACAAAACATACGGTGTACACTTTGATTTTGTACAAATACGATGGTGATCTATTATCAGTGTGTCCTGGTAGTAATGAAACGTACCCGTTTACTTGGTCGAGAATATTGAACATAGATGGCAAAAATGGGACGGCTTTTTTGTTCGACTGTGATTTACTTCACGCAGGGAGAGTTAACAAGTGTAAAGATCGTAACGTTATTCAATACAAAATATGTCACATTGACGATCTTGATACACTACAAAGTTTGCACGGTGTCCGTGCAGAAAAAACTGAAAAATGTATAAACACGGTACATGGTAAAATCGAGAGAAAATTGAGTTATTTTTTCGAGATGCCAATCAATTACTTTATGTATCCACTCATGATAAAAAGAGAAACATCGAATTCTCTAGTAGGAAAAATTCAATCGTACATACCACTTGGATACTATAATAACGTATGACGACGACACCCCTTTTCCAAAATCTTCCGATTGACCACGGAAGCTTTACCACCGGTGATCGCACTGGCTAAGCGGGCCAGTCCCCATGATTGGGCGGTCTGACTAGGCCGTGATCCGGAAGAGTAATAGGCCCCTTCACCTTTACGCACAATTTGACGCAAAGCCGAGACGGTACACCCGGTTTTGCGTGCGAGTTCGCGGCTAGGTACTACTTTATTGACGCCGTACACTTTACGCGCTTTAACTATATGTCTTGATACTTTGGTTGGGTACGAACTGATTTTGGGTCGGGTGAAGTACTGATGTTTCTTGTAAAGCTCCCTTGATTTTTTGAGTAACTTCAATTGTCGTTTTCGGTTCTTATCGGTCAATGAATACGGTGCATATCTGATTGGTAACTTCATAAGATAAAAGAATGATACTATATACAATCAATAAAAATACAAATGCGTATCGGTGTAGACATTGACGAAGTACTTGCTCCCTTTCTGAAAACCATGGTCCACTCTAAAAATCTAAAGTTGCCCGTACTGAAAAAGTACCCGTACGTGTACAGCACGATGTTCGGGATGTCCCAACGCGAATCGTCAAAGATGGTCGACGAGTTTTACCACACGGAAGAGTTCAGACGTATGCGACCTATCCACGGCTCCCAGGTAACGTTGAGAATTTTGCAGAACAAGGGACACGAGATTTATGCCATTACGGGCCGACAAGCTATCGCCGAAGACGCGACGTTCGATTGGCTCGAAGAACATTTCCCAAAAACGTTCACGGATTGTTACTTGACTAACAGTTTCACTCAGTACGAGACAGATAAGTCGGTTATAGCGAATAACCTCGGTCTCGGATTGATGATTGATGACAGTTATTACACGTGTAAAGAGTGCGAGGCGAGCGGGATATCATCGGTTCAGTTCATAGGAAGCCCGGTGTACCCTTGGTGCAAGGACGATCAGCATGTGATGACCGTTGGTAATTGGAAAGAAATAAGCGATTTGTTTCGGTACGACGAATAAAATTTAAAAATACTCGGAGACACTTACAAATGTGTTACTGTCGGTTGTGTAGCATGCTAAGATGGCATGACTGGCCGAATTTATAATAATATTGGAAAGAAAATTGACTCTAGTGCGTGTTCCGACATGCCCGACCGTATTGGACAATGTGGCAAAAATATCAAGATCCGAGGTTCGCAAAGGGTAAATATTAATTATCGTCTGCGCTCCTTCAATCGTATTGGTAAAGTTAATATTACGCAGAGACGAACCGTTTGAAGTTAATACTTTAATGGTTTTGTAGGAAGTTGAAGACTGGTTGACGTTGATCGTATTGGCTATGAGTGTAGTAAACGCTCCGGTAGTTGCCGAAACGACCAAGTTACTGACTGATGTTGATAAACTGTTAACATTGGCAAGTTCAGTAAATGTTCCATCGGATTTAGCTTGACCAAAACTTATAATTCCTTCAGTGTCGGGAGTGAACAACGTAATTTTTTGTAAGTTTGTATCGGCTCCTATTCCGTACCTCTGGTTCATACCAAGGCCTATATTACTCTCTATGAGCGACTTGGAAGTGTTCAGAACCTTTATAGTCCCTGAAATATACAGGTTTGATCCTTGGTAGTACACGTTGGGATCTGCAGTGTACAATGAAGGTGTGCCGTTAGTTACCGAAGAAAGAACTGGGTAGTACCGGTTGATATTGCTTGCTACAGGTGCAACTGATTGTAATACACCGGTCATGTAGGCGGCGTTCCCGTAGAAGTAATTGGCGGCGATGTTACCCCTGGCGAAGAGGAC